CTTGCTGCATACTTGAGGCCACTGCCTCCTCCCATTTCCTTTGTAGGTACATAAGCGCCAATGACATCGTAGGTGTGGTTGGTAACGATCATAGGGATGTTTGCTTGTCCCAGTTTCAGAGTCAACATTCTGAATGCACCTTTGACCAGTTGGGATTTGGTCATGTCGCGAACTTGTTTGTCGTTCAGTGCATCAGTAATTTCTTTCTCTGTGGAAAGCATCCCCAAAGAGTCTAACACAAACATACAGGGTTTGCGTTCGTCTTCAGGTTTTTTTAAATATATATCAACCGCTTTTAGTGCTTTGGACCTAAACTCTTCAATTGTAACAACATTGACAACAACCAGTCGATCTAGGTCAATCCCCCGACTTGCGATAAGAGACTTGTTAATAGCGGCTTCAGTGTCAAAATATAGACAATACCCATCAGGATTAGAATCCAAGAAGTTCTTGACGACAGCAAGGGAGAAAAAAGTTTTTCCAGTGCTAGACTCGCCAGCAATGGCAGTAATCTTATTCCCAGATACACCACCAAATATAGACCCTGAAACAAGTCCGTTAAAAATGTACGAACCTGTGTCAACATATTGTTCTGTTTCATCGATGTCTGATGCTAGTTGTGTATAGTCGTCACCGATCTCTTTTACAATCTCTTTTAAAAAATCCATCAATTCCACCTCAATGTGTTGAGATATTCTAATACATTCTTACGAACATCCATTAGTTCGTGATAACACTTTTGATTATGAGCACATTGGCGAAGTGCAGAGTCTGGTTTATGCACAGACTCAATAAAGATATCAAGTCCACGATTCCATTTCTCTTGTTTATTTTCGCCATCATCAATAACGTATTGATCTTTCATAGGAAAAATGATTCTAGATTTACTGTTTTTTCTGTAGACCATCCTATCACATTTAGGATGATTTTCAAAGGTTCAAGAAAACTTTTTTCAAACTGCAAATCATAATCAACATATTTCAAAATGTCTATCTCAGACGGAAACTCTTGAATAAATGACATTACATTTTCTGTTAATGGATTTGGAGTTTTCAAGTAACAAAATTTAATTTTTTCACCGTTTTTGATGAAAGAATACTTATTAGTTAGTTTGTTTTTCTTAATGTGGAAATTATACAAAAGAGCACCCCTTACATGAATTGGCGTTCCTTTCCTATAGATCAAATTGGGATCTTTATATTTTTCCACATCAGATGCTGTCCTCGGAAAAGAAATATCTTCTGGGGGCATTGAATTGAAGTCATTCCTAGAATTTTCAACAAACTCAATTAGTTGATCTTCCGTACCAGTCATCATAATTTTAAGAGCGTCTTTAATCATTTTTCTACAGGGACCAGGAGTAGAAGATTTGACGGCTTCGATTCCCATAATCTTTAGTTTGGGTTCAGAATATCTAACACCCTCACTATCATGAACATTGAGAATGTATCGTTTTTTGGCGGTCCAAATACCACGATCAGCAATGTTCTCTCGTTTCATGAACATCTTCTGTTCATAAGCATTCACATATTCAGAAAGATCTTCATACGACTTATTAATGAAAGGTTCGATCTGTTCCGTGCAAGCGCGATCAAGAAAATTTACAATTTTTTCTTTGGAAGTTTCGTTTGGAAGAACTTTATGCACCAGATCATCGAGACAAAGATAAATTGAATCCGTATCAGAAGCAATCACATAATCTTTATCATCAGTTTTCAAAAGTTTGTTGAGATAACTATTCATTCGATTCTCAATCCAACGAATAGAGACTTGACCAGAAAGTGTAATCGCTTCTGCGTTTGCAAGTTTATAGTATCTAAAATACTGATTACCGATAGCACCATAAGCACTATTAAGAGAAATCTTCTTAGCCATTTGAATATTGTTACATCTGGCGATTTCCTTAACTAGTTCAGGATTTTTGGTCTTTTCATACTCCTTCTTTGCTTCAATCATCTTTTTCTTATAGATGACTCGTTCGTCATACATCTCTTGCATGAGTCTAGGAAGGAATCCCTGAAAGTCTTTCCTATACATTGCACCATTAGCGCAAACGGCATAGTCCTTATATAACTGAAAATTAATACTCTCATTCAAAATATTATCAACACTAGCGGAAGGATGACTTTCTTGTTGTAGTGTTTCTGGAGAAATATTATACTGCATGATCAGGTGTGGATATAGAGAGTTCAAGTCAAAACTCACAACCCAATCATACTTACCAGGAGTCGGTTCTTTTACATAAGCGCCAGCATACTTTTCATCCTTCTTAGATCCTTTCCTCGGCGGAATAACAATGTCTTGTTTCTTCAGATCATTAAAGATGATACAATCCCATAACCTTACTTGATAAAAAATATCTTCGATGTTTACTTTGGCATTAAATGCCATAGTAATAGCAAGTTCAATAAGTTTTAGTTTTTCTTCCATACGGTCAACAAGTTCCACGTCAACAATGTTGTATTCAACGAACTTCTGCCAACCATGAGTATAAAAGTCTTTGAACGTATCAAACTCAGAGTGATCAAGTTTTTGTTGACCCAATTCCTGTTGTGCAATATAGTCAAGTCGAAATGACTCTTGATTGGGAGTTCCAGGAGACCATTGATACAGACGCATGTAGTCAAGAACAGAGACTCCACCAACTTCATAAACAATATTTTTTCTACCGCGAATAAAGACTTCATCTTGACGCACCATTCCCCATGGGGAAAGTCTCTTCATCAGTTTTTCGCCAAGAATGCGGTTGATTCTACCAGCAAGATATGGAATATCATAAAATTCACAGTTCCATCCAGTAACCACATCAGGAGTGTTTTCCATCCACCAATAAATGAAATTATTGAGAAGTTCTTTCTCACTAGAAAACTGTCTGTATTCTACATTCTCTTGTTTGTTTCTAAATGGACCAACACCCCAAGTAATAATATCTTTATTGCTATACTTTTGAATTGTAATCAAAAGTATCTCTTCAGCAACATTTTCTACATCAGGAAATCCATATTCAGCCTTAACCTCAATGTCAATCGTGTAAAGATTGATTTCACTCATATCAAACTTGATATTATCTTCTGGATACTTTTCCGAAATATACTGATAGATAAATCTTTCCAATCCATATACTTTGAACCCCTCAACATCTTGATATTTTTTCAAGAAGTCTCGACACTCGCGAATAGTTCCTGGTTTAATAGGTTCAACATGATCACCGTCCAAAGTGCGATACTTTGTTTGTTTCTTACCTTTTGCAGGCACAAAAAGAGTCGGATAGAAAATCTGTCGATCCATTCGGCTTTTGCCATTCTCATGGTATCGAACAAGGATTTCATCACCGACCATTTGGACGTTAGTATAAAAACGATTTGACATTTACTCCAGCAATGATTTGTACTTATCAATATATTTTTGTTTTGGTTTTACAATTGTCAGAATCTTGTCAGAGTGAATCATGAATGTATTCTGATCTGTATATTTTACCATCCAGGGAGTTAAAGTGTCATCATCATTAATAATAAACGGCTCTGTTAACTTACAATTAGGATCGCCAATCTCACCAACAACTTCTTCAATTTGAGTAATAATTGTGCAGTTGGCGAAAGAAAGAATCATAATGGAATTATCAATCTCCGACATCGTTTTCCTCCTCTTTCTCTTTAGAAACTTTCTTCAAATATAGTTCTTTAACTTTTTCAATCGGTTCTACAATTGTAATCACCCAATCAGCCGCAACAGGAATCTTCTCATCATCAGAAAGAGGAATCCAAGGCATCATCTGTACCCTAAAAGGGGATTCACGATCTTCCTCAGGATTGTGTCCAAACAGTTTTACGACACATGGTTTATCGAAGAAGTAACCGACAACTTTTTGTTCGTTTTCATCACCAACAACCATTTCCTGAACATCAGCAATAATATCTTCACCTGATTTCAGAACAATAAGTTTTACAGTCATTTGAGTCTCGTACCTCTTGTTATTTTACCAATAAAAAAGAGGGGTGTCAACTGGATTTGGCCAGTTACCCCTCCGTCTGCGACGACGATATTCATTAATATTTATAGATAATCTTTTCGTTTATGTGCTTCTGGGACTATTTTACCCAGTTCAACACTCAGAAGCCCATCTTCAAAAGTAACTGATCTAACTTCCGTGTCTTCGCTAAGTGTCCACGCTCGTGTAAATGACCGTTGAGCCACACCCTTGTGGACATAGTTAGTTTCTGTCTCTTTATCTTCTTTCTGACCTTCAATAAAGAGTTTACCATCTTGTGTGTAAACATAGACTTCTTTCTTTTTGAAACCTGCAAGTGCTATCTCCAGTCTAGATGTAACATTATTTACAGAAACAAGATTATATGGTGGATAATTCGATGTAGTTTCGTGGAGAGTGAAGATCCTATCAAAATAATCTTCCATTCCAATACTATTCTTATGAATACGATCCAACAGTTGATTAATGTTGGCAGCGTTATACTTCATGAGGTCATTCATGTGTACTTCTCCTTTAAAAGCGAGATTTGATTGTGTGGACCCTTTCGGCATCCAATACTAATTATACAACAAACATAAAAAAAGGAGATACGGAATCCCGTAATCAAGTTTAGTATTAACCGTTCCTAAAACTATGATCGGCCATCATTGCAAATAATTGTGTTTTAAGTTTCTGCAAATACTCTTGTTCTTCGGCAGGTCTTGCAGGAGAACCTGGCCAAATTTTTATTGAATAACAAGTATGACTATAAAGTCTACGAACTTCTTCTATATTCAAAAATAGTTGATATCCTTCTTCATAGTCATATTCATCCATGTCATTCAGATTCCTGATCTTTTCCTTTTTTACCAATATTATATTTGGTCTCAAGAATCCAATCACTTTTATCTTTGTAAGATAAAACTTTAATCTGATTAAGGGGAGCAATATCAATAATTGATTCAGGAGCAATAACTGCAATAAGTCCCCAATCAGAAAGAAGTTTTGCAATACGATTACGACGTTGTACATCGTTTTGCGTTAGATTTGCATGTTTGCCATCTAATGCAAATAACTCTTTAAAATGTACGATGTAATATCTACCTTGTTTATGTAAGATGTGACAAGACTGATACAGTTTTTTTTCTTTTCTGGAAGCAACACCAATACGAGTTAATGTCTCTCTCACTTTAAGAAAATCATCTGGTTCAGATAATGAAATCTCAACCATATTATCTTTTGACCATTTTACAGTCGATTCAACCGAACTCATTTTAACCTCCAGTCTCAAGTCTGTCCTTGATAAAACTAATTTGTTCATTCGACAAAATTTTCAAAGCTTGAAGAGCTTTTTCATTACTATAACCATAGTATTTTTTTACTAGGTCAATGTTTTCAATTTTGTCTTTTTTGATCCAGGGGGAAAATCTTTTTCTTTTCCTCAACGTATTTATATAAAATACATATTGCATATCTTTATCTAATGAATGATACTTATTCATTTCATTAGCAAACAAAACAGCATCAAGGTGAGAAGAGAGACATTTATTAATAATAAATGGCGGATACTTTTTCAAAGCATCTGGGTCTTCATCAATAAGATTCTTTTTTGTAACATTGATTGAGTTCAGATAATCCTTCAGTTCGTACTCCATCGTTCCAATGCCTCACAACTCCAGCAACAATAAAAAAGTTTGTAATCATATACAGCAATAAAATCACTGTTCTCATCAAGGCAATTACGTTAGCCTCATCATCATCCCTACCCTCTTTTTTACCAAGGGCATAACACCACAGTCTCCACATCACCGAATAATTTCTAAATTAGATCCTTTTTTCCAAAGTTCCAATTCTGTCCTAAGTCTTCCTTCGGACTTAAGTTTCTCATATCTCTTCGTAGCTTTTTTCTTCCACCACTCAATAGCCTCCTCGGGAGTATGATTAAATTGAGAGAAATAATATCTTTTCTTTTCAGTCAGATTTTTTGCATTTGCAATCGCAGTTGTGAATTCCACAACCTTTTGAGAAGGTAAGCTTTTCTTGATGATTGATATCATCTTCGTTTGTATCTTCAACTTGCGACTCGATGCATCCGCTTTGATTAGTTCCGTCCCGTCGTTCTTTTCGATGAACCATCTGTTTAAGTCCTTGAAAACATCATCATGTAAAAGAGGGGTAAAATCACTTACCGTATCTCCAATGTGTCGCATAAACGGTTTTAACCCGTCATACATTGAGACACCTTTGGTTGTTCCATAAAGAGAAGTTGTCTCAAAATATTTAAGTTCAGTTCCATACTTATTATCAAACTCTCTTTTAAGTCTGTCAGAACAAGCAAGAAGAGCAAGAAGTTTACCACCAAGATAGTTATATCCAAATGGTTGTACAGGAACAATATTGAATCCCATAACAAAGTGTTGATTAATTTCAGAGAGAGGAACTACTCTATCAAAATAATCATTTCTTGGTTTTGAATTTACGGTAGGGGAACCAAATCGTACAACACCGACGATACTACCAGTATTTTTTTCAATGACAATCCACTTATGATTTCTTCCAGGAATAGATGTCTCAATCGCATTAGATGCCGTGAGATTTAGAGTTTCAAAAAATGTCCAACTATTCCACTTTGTTTTATCATCAACAATATGAATCTCAAAATCCATATCATTAGGACTCATATCAAAAGACTGAAAGAAATCGTCTTCAATAGCAAAAAGGCAACCGCGAGCATCTTCCACGCGATCACCTTTAACGTATCTCAAATAGTCATCAATTCTATTGAATGATGAAAAATAATCGATAAATTTGTTAGCTGCATATATTGCATCTTCTTCTTTTAAAATCATTCGATATCACACAATGAGTTTCTTCTTGTCTGGAGTAACTAATTTACTCCCATACACTTCATTATACCTCTTTTTAACATCCTGGTTAAGTTCAGCTACATAAACAACATGATTTTTGGAGAGAGTAATTTCTGGTTTATCGGTATCAATTACACTTGCCCAAGGAGCAAATCCAAACTGTTGTGCTGTTGGAAGAACAACCAGTCCATTTTTAATGGTAATAGTATTTTCATCTTCAGAAATAATTTCAGCAATTACTTCTTCGCCGGTTACGATACGTAACAATTTTGCATCAATCATAATTAAAAATAGTTATTGTTTGGTCGTTCTGTGTGGAGAAGTACTCCATCAACTTTATCTAGCAATTCTTGCATACCACTATGCAGAAGACGATATCCAGTGCCAACATAAAGTTGACCTAAAACAACTGCTACGGTAGCAGTTCCCCAGAAGACATAATAGAAACGAGACTTAACTTGTGCTTTTAGTTTTGTCATTTAATTCACCTTTTCCAATCATTTAAAAGTACATTCTACCATAATTTCAGTTAACGCCGCCAAAAGATTAATCTCCTGATCTGCGACAAACGCAATTTGGTACTGGTATTTAGCAATAATAAGAACAGCGGCAGCAATAGAAGGACCATCCAAGGATTCATGACAAGCATCATAAACACGACGCAATAGTACACTAGGATCATTGTCCAAATTATTAACGACCCAATGTCTAACTTCCGAAAAGTTTTTTTCCTTAAGACTTTTAATGAGATCATTGATATTAACGTCAGAGAAAGATGCTAGTATTCCAGAATCAATTTTGCCACCAACAGAGTAACGTTGCAACTCGTTCAACACTCTCCTCCAATCAGGAAAGTGTTTATTGATTAGTTCCGCAACAACTTTAGGATCATACGCAACATTTTCACCCTCAAGTATAGACCTGACACGGTTGAAAAATTTCCCCGCAATAACTGTCTTTTCTTTTCCCTTGATGGAGAATTCGACAACGGCACATCGAGAATGGAGGGGTTCGATGATTTTGTTTTTGTAGTTACAGGTAAAGATGAATCTGCAATTGCCATAAAACTCCTCGATATTCGCCCTAAGTAAGAGTTGTACATCATGGGTTGTGTTATCAGCCTCATCGATAATGATGACCTTGGGTTTACCAACTCCTTGAAGTGATACGGTCGAAGCAAAGTTTTTGGCTTGGTTTCGTACAGTATCAAGGAAACGTCCTTCATCGGATCCGTTAATGACATAGTAGTCTACTCCTAGTTGTTTACATAAAGCTTTAGCAACAGTAGTTTTGCCAACACCAGCAGATCCACAAAGGAGAAGATTTGGAATCTCTCCTTTATCAACAAATGTCTGGAATGTTTTTTTAATACTTTCAGGGAGAATACAATCTTCAATCGCCTGTGGACGATACTTTTCTACCCAAAGAAATTCATTCATAATCAATTAAAGTTATGCAAATTATGCCACACGGCACCAATATTCATGTGACCATGGAAGTACCCTGCAATTATAACACAGAGTGTGCTAAGAATACAGATACTGAACGGGATTAAACCCAATCCGGTTTTCTGCTTGGTATCCTTAGATAGTTGTTTTTTACCCATGGTTTGCTAGAAATGTATTTTTTGTATGCAGTAAATATATCAATACTTGTATCATACTTAAATTCATCAGGGCCTGCAAATACAAAAGGTGTTGGTCCTTTACCACTGCGACCTTGTGGATCTGCACACGGAAGAATTTCATTTGCTGCTTGAAGTGTATTGAAACAGGTATGCGGTTTACCATACCTCAATGAATATTCATTACACAGAGCAAATCCATGAGCAAGTAACCACCTCCAATTATTTACAAAGGAGTTTGCCCAAATGGTACATGGGTGATTACGAAAAGCACCCTTCTCAGTGGCATAGGGTGTACCATCTGCCTTAGGAAGAGTACCAAAACCGTGACCCCATTTGTCAGAGCATACAATAGCAAGCATCTGACAAGTCTCTAGAGGCATCTTGACAATATGTTTGTCGGGAAGAACTCTAGCAGACTTCCAAGGATCGGGGTCAGTAACGAAGATGTTCATTCTAAAGGACGTTCAAATTTATTAGAAACAATATCAGTTGCCTTCAATTGATCTTGCATATATTCTACCGCTTTTTCTGGTTCTGCGGTATCCCCACAAGTAAAAACGTCACATACAGCCATACCCTTCTCAGGCCATGTGTGAATACTGATATGGGATTCTGCAAGCATAGCAATGCCTGTTACACCCTGAGGATCAAACTTATGCACTGCTAGATTCAAGAGGGTTGATTTAGCCTCTTGAGTTGCTTTGTATAAAAGCATCCGAATGAACTCTTTGTCATCAAGGAGTTCAAACGGACAACCCTTAAGAGTAAAAAGAATATGTCTCATCCAGAATAAGTAGAATCGGGTTCCAGAGCAATGTAATAATGAATCGGTTGATCTTGATTACTAAACTTAGAAAGAAGTTTTGAAGAAATCACAACTTCATAGTTTCCAGGAACAAGTTTAATATTTTCAACTTTGAAATTGAATTCAAAAGTTGCATCAGTTGTTCCAACTACAATATCACCTGCATCAGAATTGGGATTCTTTTTATCTCTAGCAACCATGCGAATTGTACTTCCATCACCAATAGCAGAAAGGTCAGGAAGTTGACCAGTATAAGAGATTTTCAGAAGTTTGTTGAGATCTTCTTTCTCAAGAATAAACTTAGCGTCTTCGCTAGGAAGACTAATTTCTTTATCAGGAGGAGAAACAATGACATTTGGATCAGAGAATCCAAATTTATAACTACTACGATCTTCCTTCACAAGCAGATAACTTTCATTAGCAAAATCCCAGCTGGGATTCTTGTAAAGTTCATGAATACGAAGAAGTTTATTAAGATCGTAGATACCAAAGTCGCGAGGAAAACTCTCCGTAACTCTCGCTTCGGCAAGAATATTCTTCATCACAGAAATAGTGCGAAGAACATTACCTTCTTTGACCATAATCGATTGGTTAATCGATCCAAAGTTTTTGAGAATATTGTTAGTTTCTTCAGAAAGTTTCATAGGGTTGCGTAGTTTCATTGTGAAGGCCAGAGAAGTGATAAAGAAGAATGCAATAGTGAATTGCTTTTAGAATGTCCTGTTTGGACTTTCCATTCTTCTTACCAAATCGAGACAGGTATTTGATTGCGTTAGATCTGCAGAATGGTTCTGCATCACCAATACCTTCAATCAAATCAAGAGTTTGAGTTTTAGAATCTTGAGATGTATAATGTGACTTATATGTTGAAGAAAGGTAGTCACGAACCTCTTTCATAGTTTTATCTTCTTCATACTTCCAAAAACCATTTTTAGAAGTAGCATCAAGATTCAGATCAATTTTGTCTCTAGAATCGAAACTAATCGTATCTGAGACATGTGTTCCATAATTGAAAGCACCAAGAACATCATTAGCGCCATAACAGTTGATGGTATCCGTTCCCTCACCACCAGAGATGGTTACAGGAAAATCAGAAAGATTGAATCGATATCCTCCATCCAAACCATCCTCATAACTACTCTCAAAATTGTCAGTCATAATTTCATTGCACAGGAGTTGCTATAGTTTTATTATATCAGATGATATCTTCGGGGTCAACAGGTTGATATTCTTTCAACATATCTTCGTCAAGAGCAGGGAGATTGAAATCTGCATCAACCTTATCATAGAGATCCATGAATGACTGTTTAGTCTCATCATCAAATCGGTTTACACAAACTTGAATAGCTTTTGCTTTATCGTTGAAAATAGCATAGGCTCGAATTATATGAACAAGACGACGGGTGGAGATAATTTCTTCAATACCACCATCATAGAAAGTTTTACGAATAATATCGGCCCAATCACAAAGACGTTTGCAAAAGTTTTCATCATTCACGTCAAGAGATTGTGCAACTTTATCCAAAATCCTAACTTCATTTGCAGGAGTTGGATATTCTTGTTCAAAAGTGACAGGGAAGCGTTCAAGGAATGCTTCATTCAATACATTAGTACCAATGAAACGACCATCATCAGAACCTTTACCCTTAGTGTTTGCAGTAGCAATCACATTAAAACCATTTTTTGGCGTGACATGTTTGCCAATTTTTTTCAAGAAAACTCCTTTTCCTTCAAGGATTGATTGAAGGCAAAGAATCTTGTTGGAAGCCAGGTCAACCTCGTCAAGCAATAGAATCGCACCGCGCTCCAAGGCTTCGATGACCGGACCATTGTGCCAAACGGTTTCACCATTGACGAGACGGAATCCACCAATGAGATCATCTTCATCTGTTTCAATAGTAATGTTTACACGGATGAGTTCTCGTCCGAGTTGAGCACACGCTTGTTCGACAGAAAACGTTTTACCATTACCCGAGAGACCCGTGATAAACGTAGGGTAGAATAGACGGGACTGAATAATTTTTTTAATATCACCAAAATTGCCAAACTTGACGAAGGTATCATCTTTTTGAGGAACAAGGTTTTGTTGAATAGCAGGCATTGCTGCAGGAGCAGTATAAGTCATTTCGAGATCCTTAACAGTCTCTTTGGTTACTTCCAGATTCCACTTACCACGACCAGTTTTGAAATCAGTCAGTTTGTTCGTGATGGTTTGATAACTAGAACCACTCATTGCACACCAAGCACGAATATCAGCAGAACTCACACTGTTGCCATACAAATTTTTCAGAGAAGAAAGAACGTATTCAGTGGAAAGACTCATTGTCATTGTTTTGATTACTTCGTTATTATAGGTCAAAATAGGGGGGTTGTTCGGTTGCATGTGCCACTTATCAGTGTGTCACGCGATCATTTCGACAAATTCACTAAGAATTTTTTTATTCAATTTAGAACCAATCAAAGATTTCTTAAATGCATTTTTAATTTGAGATTTTGATGCATCATCAGATACTTTGAATTCAACATCAGTTTGAAGAGAATTTGATGATATAGCAATGTATTTGGTAAACCCTTCAACATTCAAAGAAACAGATTTATTTTTCTTCCAAATAGTTTTGGTTTTATCCAATTCAAGAGAACTATAATCTGTCCAAAGTGAACAAAATCTACCGAATTCTCCACCATTACAAATTCGTATCCCAATAAAATTAACGTCCGAAAAACGGTCTTTGATATTTGAAAGTAAACATTTTACTTGTTTGTCGTAACCTCTTCCAAATTTGTAAGTGGTCCCCAGTTTTCTGTCTCGCAAGTAAGAATTTGCGCCATTAACAATACCAACTCCTAGACCAGTTTCCCCCTGATATTCAAAAGGTCGATTATATCCAATAGCGTTAGACTCGCCATCTGTCAAAATTACACACTGAACTTTCTGTACCTTTCTCTTTTTAACAAAGTTGGGAATAATTTCGTTCAAACAAATAATAGATTCATTTAGTGGAGTTCCACTAAGTTGATAAGAAGGTGCAACTTCAGGAGCATAGTAACAAATGCAAGAATAAACTAGACGCCAGAACGTCTTACACATATCATCAAATTTATTTTTCTTACAATCACTTGTAAGAACTTGAATCATCCTAAAGTTTTTATCAAAATAAATTTCATTTGCTTTTCTATCAAACAAACCTTTTTTAAACCGACTAGGAAGTAAATCGTCTTCTTGATCATTCTTTTGGCAATAAAAAGAATTAGTAAAAGCAAATACATCAAAAGGAATGTTTGTTTTTTTACAAAACCAAACAAGACTAAGTAGTTGTTTTGCCGTATCCAAAAGAACTTCTGACATGGATCCAGACCAATCCAAAACAAAAATTAGTCCATGAGATTTTCCATCTGGAATGACGGTTACTTTTTTGAACAGATTCTCATTGTACTTATAAGTATGAAGTTTAGTACAATCCAGAATACCAGTACGAGCAGTAGTGGCACGAGCGTAAGAATCGGCTGACTTACGACACTCAAATTCTTTTACCAAATAATTAACTTCTTTTTTAGAAGAATTTTTATATTGAGTATATTTTTCATCAATAATATCAAAATGTTTTTGGTCAGGATAAACTTTGTTCCACCATTCATTCAATTCTTCAATAACTTGTTCATTAGGAACAATACACTTATCCAATTCAATTTTAGGAATCTGAAGATATACAGATCGATCTGTATATGTATCAACAAATTCTTTCATCCCTTCATTCATCTTTTCATCAGTTTTTACCCGATCAATAGATCCTGAAGAATTTTCTGCTCCTGAGGTTTCTTCTACAACATCATCATTATCTGATGATTCCGTTTCATGGATTTCTTCATTTTTTTCCTCCGAAATTTCAGAATCAGTTTTATCCGAATTAGTATTTTCTACACCAGAAGATCCAGTCTGCCCATTTTTATTAGATGGAACAGAAACTTCTTTTTTATCATTATTATTGGTTTTGCAAAAGTTATAAAGAAGTTCAGAAATAGACAACACTTCATCAAACGTTTCAGATTGACAAATCATGTCAATGATTTCTTTCTCTTTTTCATTCTTTACAGGAATATCGACATAACTTCCAACCTTAAACCAAAGATTCACTCGATCAGCAAAATTCATCTTTTGAAGATTTTCCTTTTCAATACAAAAGAAATCTTCATCATTAAGTTCTTTATATCCATTATAAAATGTTTTAGACAAACCCTGATATCGACGTTTCATCAGTTTTTCAATACGGGCATCTTCTACGATGTTCACATAAGACATTGGGCAACTAACTTTTTCGGTCCAATCTTCGTTTGGAGTATACAGTGCATGACCAACTTCATGCGAAACAAGAAGATCAAAAACAACATTAGAAGCTTTCTTCCAGTTGGGAAGAGTCAAAAGTCTTTTTTCAACATCAAAAGATGCAGTCTCAACAGGAGCATGTTCAACAATCAAGTTTTCTTGAGCCAGAAGCTTTGCAAGATTTCCCTTAACTTCAAGATTGTTCATGGGTGGGTCTCATCTCGTATAGACACATAATACGAAAAAACCTCCCTTTGTGGGGAGGTCATGTACCGCTTTTTAAAGTGGGCCAACCGATCTTTAGACCGTCTCATCGCTTGTGGTCTCAGTTTCCTCTTCTGTTCTTTCTTGCTGTGATGTTGCCAGTTCGGAACTTTCATTTTTTTGGTATAGATCGTTTATCAATTTATCATACCATAATGAATTTTCGTTAGTCTCTTTGTCTCCAGTCATCAGATTTTTCTCTTTGAAACCAATCTACAATTTCGTCTGCAGATTCAAACCCCGTTTTATGATTGGATGGATCGGGGTCTCCTAATCCCATCCTATTCATAAAATCATCCATACTACCTTCTTGAATTTCACCTGATGCTTGACGACGTGCTTTGTTAAGCCAATCTCTAGCAGTTGTATATCTCTGAGCAAGTTTGTCGGCCCAGATCATATCTTCAAGTTTTACTTCTTCACCATTTGCAATACATTTACAAATGAATTCTAATCTCAACCGATACTGCGTCGAAAGCATATAATCCACACTACCTGTAGTATTTAGATGTTGTTATGATACCATTCTCGAAAATCCTTTTATCTTTTCAAATTGAACTACATTCTCAAACTTATCATGTAATGATTCTTTATGTGAGATAACAAAAATATTTGCATCTTTAATTACATATCTAATAATTTTTAGAAAATCATCGGTTCCAAATCCATCAAGTGAAGAATCAAATACTTCATCCATAATTAAAAGATTAGTATTTACAGAGTTTTTATACTTAGCAACTTCTCGCCAAGTAAAAAGAAGAGCCAGATCAATTCTCATTTTTTCACCTTCACTAAAAGATGAATATGTAAAGTTTTCGTGAACTGGTGTCCGAATCGTTTCATTAAATTCATCATCTAATGTGAAGTTAATATAGAAGTCCATCATTTGAAGATACCTATTAACCTGTTGATTTATGAGTGGAAGGTACTTCTTAATGATACTTCTTTTAACTCCACCATCTTTTAACAAGAAATTTGCAAAATTATGATACTCAATCGACTCTTTTTCTTTTAGAAGTTTATCAGTAATAGTTTTTAGTTCTTCAGAAAATTGACTTAATTTCTCATGCTCAGTATTTCGATTTGCAAGTTGTTCGGTAATTGTTTGAATTTCCGATTCCAGATTTCTGACTTGTCGTTGACATCCAGAAATTCTAGTATTGTTTTGAGAAATGTCATGTGTTAAAGATGTGATCTCCTTCGATAGAACAGTGAATTGACGCTCTCGTTCTTCTTCCCCTTTAATTGCTTCTTCCAGTTCATTATAACCAGACTGCAACTCTTTTGCTTTATTTTGAGCGTCTTCAATTCTATTTAATCGAAAAGATTCATCAATTGACTGAGTGCAGGTAGGACAAACCGTATTTTCGGTAAAGAACTTGTGTTCTTTTGTAATCGTAGATACTTTATTAGAAATCTTACCTTTTAGATTACCAAGTTTACGAAGTTTTTCAGTAGCTCCCACATACTCTTCAAGATTGTTTTGTAGAGATTCAAGTTCTACATTTTTATCCTGATTGATATTAATCCAATTGTTTTCTTCGTTCAAAAGTTGATTTATTTTCTCTTCTTTCTCTTTAATATTTTGTTTACCACGATTTTCTAATTCTTCAATAAAGTCCTTTTGCATCTGGACTTTATCAGACATTCCATCTTTCTTAATCTTAAGAGAGTTTACACTATCACGCAGCAATCTAAGTTTTCCTTTGATGATCTCATTCATCGCAGAAAAGATTTTGATGTCAAGCAAATCTTCAATCACCTCACGTCGATTCGATGACGTAAGTTGCATAAAAGGAACAAAAGTACTACTACCCAAAATTACAATCTGAGTAAAAGACTTGTAATTCATTTTCAAAACATTTTGTTCCAACCACTTTTGTTGATCAACGGCAGAAGCATCTTGATCTTTTAATTCACCATCTTTCCAAATTTCAAATTTATTTGGTTTGATACCACGAACAACTTTCCACTGTACACCATTGAGATTGAAATCGACTTCAACCAAACAATCTTTTTCGTTTATAGAATTGACAAGTTGTGGTTTATTAATTTTACGAAATGGTTTACCAAACAAAGCAAAGGTCAGAGCATCCAAAAAGGTAGATTTTCCCGCTCCATTTGTGCCGACAATAAGAGTTGTGGTATTTTTATCTAAATCAATAGTTGTTGAATGATTTCCAGTCGAAAGAAAATTCTTGAACTTAATTTTTTGAAAGTGTATCATTATCTTGACGAGGGGGAATTACAATGTCATTGGGTGTGATAATTGAGTAACTACAATTATGCATATCACAAACTTTTACTATTACATCATCATCAACATGAACCACGTTTATATCCGATTCTTTATGAGAATTTTCTTCTTCTAAAAGAAGAGCAAATCGAGTTGCATCATCTTCTTCTTTGAAGAGATAAATTACCGTATTTCCTCTTTTGTCAACAACGGAATAAGCACCTTCGTTTTGTTTTCCTTCTACTGTGATGATGAACATGTCTTTAAATCATTTCGCAGGCCTCTTTGTAAGTGAGATCCATAATTTTTTGAACAACTGACTTGTCCATTTGAAATTCAGATTCCCCAATGTATCTATTCAAAATAGACAGAGTATCTTCAGATTCATTGGCTTCAAAATCTTTATCATTGTACCATGTTTCTGAAGTGTTATCATAACTCTCAACAACTTTTAAATCACTTACTCCACTTTCATAAAGTTTGTCAATAAATTTTTCAAACTTTTTAGAATCTGTTTTTTTGCGTACAATAACTTTTACAATTTTATTTTTATAATTAGACGATTTCAATAATTGATGATCACTATCTTCATAGTAAATATTATAAAACATCCTATATGGATTATTAATAGGAATATGCTTTAGAGTTTTGGTATCAAATATGTGAAATCCTCTATCATCTCTATCATCATACTTCACATCATTCCAATAAATTTCATATGGGTTACCAAGGTAAAAAATATTATCCTGAGAACTTCTATGATGATAATGCCCAGAAAAAACTTTATCAAATTTTGAGAACATAGATTTGCAATATCCATGTTCCATTACAGTAAATCGGTTAATAGAGAATCCTTGAAGTTCAAGGTGTCCCATAGCAATAGAAGATTTTGATCGATCAATATTGGACTTAGTTGTCATATAATTGTCACTATTAATCCAAGGGATCATAGCAATACTAGTGTCATCAAATTCAAATTCCTTGTATTCAGACACTGCGTGAACGTTCTTATATTCTTTCAAAAGAAGTTCAATTGCATTTACTTTGTTGGTGTTTTTATAATAAGCAGTATGATTACCAACAATAGTGTAAACATTCACACCCATTTTTTCCAGTCGATCATAGTAATTTTTCTTTGCCCAATCCAAGGCAGAGAAATTGATGCCAGTTCTATTATCAAAAGTATCACCCATATCAACAACTGTTGTGATACCTTCTTTTTCTAATGTAGGAAAGAAAACTTTATTATAAAACTCCAAAAAATAATCATGAAATAATTTGGAGTTTTTACGGCACCCAAAATGTTGATCTGTAATAATGGCTATCTTCAAGACTAAGACCTCGATCTGGTATAAACGGCATCCTTGATCGAATTATACTCAGCTCTCATGGAACTGTCAATCTCTCCATCATCAGAAAAGACTTCGGAGAAAGAACTTCTTTCAATAATTTTATTTTTAATTTCAAGTTGTTTCTTCTCTTTCTGAATACGTCTCAGAAATGCATAGTGGATAATCTGAGTAAAGTAAGCAAAAGGATTGGAAGATTTTTCTGGATTAAAATTATGGACATATTGAATACAATTTTCAATTCCATCTCCTACCATGTCATCTTTAAACATGTAGTTAACAAAATTTGG